CTCAACCATGTCGCCCTTGACCTGCTCATCCAAGTACCAGTTATTCAGCCTTGCAATAACTTTCAACACACGGCGTTGTGAGTCATGCAAGCGAGCATGCACAGCGCTAAACACCGCAGCGCCTTGCTCAATTAAAGCTTGCGTTGTGCCAACCGGCGCGTTAGATGTAATGTCTGCAATCTTTTCTTCGCTCGTGGTGACCACGCCCTTAGCGGCATTGGATAACCAACCTAGCAATTCAAGCAGCACAGGAGAGGGCTGGTTAAATGGCAATGGCATGGCAATCTTACGAATGTCATCCACACCCGGTGCGCCTTCAATCTCACTGACCTGCGTAGGCTCAATGGTTAATGACTGGCCTGATATCTTGGCGCCTTTGAGCTTAAGCATTGTGGGCGCCGTAGTAATATGCGCGGAATCCAGCAACGCTCGCAATGCGCCGGTAAGCGCTGCAGATAAGCCACCAATAAGATGCGGTAAACCGATTGCATAAGCACCTCGCCATGGAATGAACTTAAACTCAATCAACCAGTCCAGCTTGGCCATGGTGTCATCACCATCAGCCCAGTTGCGGTACAAGCCAACAACCTCGGTTGTTAGATCATCAATCATCAAGATGTACGGGGCGCGCTTGCCATCTGAGTAATTGTCATCATCAAGGTTCAGCCAAGTGTAGATGTGATATACACGGCGAACGCCGTCTACGTTATCCGCTTGGCTCTTACGACCCTCAATCTTATTGTTTGCCTTTTCAGCCTTGGACTCTTCAGGCTCCATGCTGGCACGAACAATATCAATGTCAATGTATAAACCACTATCAACGCGTTCTTCAAATACTTCCTGCGTAATGTCTTGTACTTCCGTTACGCGGCCTGCGGTGTAGAAGTTTACAGCTGCAAAGGGCAAGTACACGTTATCAATTGGTACAAACTCAGCGCAAGGCCTGCGCTTCTGCTCGTCGTACCAAATCTTCATGTATTGGCTACCACCAAGCGGCAACTGCGTCAGCAACTGCTCTTCCTCATCGCGGTATTCTTCAATCTGCTCAGTGAGCTGCCAGTTCATGTAGTCGCGCTTACGCTCGGCGCGTTCTACCTTCTCGTCAGTAGTCTCGCCAATAATCTTGGTTTTAACCGGCCCATCGGCGGGGAATAGTTCTTTAATGGCGCGAGCTGAAAAGTCAACGCACGCCTCAGCCATAACAGGGTGGACAACCTTGCTGGCTCCGGTAAACTGTGCGCCGCCCGGTGCATCATGGCCTAAGCCAGTACGACGCAGACCTTCTTCGTATTGCTTATCACGCTCTTCACGAGCTTCTTTGTCTTTCTCAATCAGCTCAACGTACTTATGAGCTAATTTACTGAGATCGTAGCTGGTAAGTACATCAGCTAAGTTCTCGTAGAAGTCAGGCTCACCCTCAGGCCCTTTGGAATCATCTTCCATTCTTACGATGGCCGAGCCATCGGGCAATTCCTCTACTTCCGAAGTCTCATCTTCCATCTCATCAAACATGGTGAGAGCAGAAGGCCCAGCGGCTTCGACTTCTTCGTCTGACATAGGCTCGATAAAGCGATCGAAGTCCGGTGGGATTGGCATCTGTGTGGCCATAAATTATTTTCTCCGCATCATAAGTGCATACCGCATTTGGTCTGTAGTCGGATTTTGTTGGACTATACCACCATTTGCCTTCTTGATGAAGGCTTTATCCTGAGTTTGTGTACGAGATGCGCGCTCAGCTTCTTCTTGTACAAGATCTTCCAGCTCTGCCTGTGACTTAGCACGTTGCCCCAACCTTGCCCCAATCGTGTTATTGTGGGTATCCATATCATAGTCAGCAGGCATTTTACCCGTAAACATGGACTTGACAGATTGGAGTGGAGAAGTCGTAAACTCGTGTGCTTTGCCTAGGAACTCAGCAGTCTTAGGTCCATACTTACGTGAAAGCGTGCCTGCCGCCAACATGTGTCTTGCAGCGTCCCGCTGGTCATTCTGCCCTTTTTGGCCGGGGTACATCTCATAGGCCACAGTCTCAGAGTAAGTCGGGACACTGAACAGGTACGGCGTTTTAACTTCAGGTTTTTTGACTGATCCACCGGCTTGGTAACCACGAACTGGACCGCCATTGGCGTTGCCACCTGCAATAAGTGCTTGGTACTGACTGCGAAGAATCTCAAGCTCATTGATCATGGCCTGCACAAGTGCGGGTGAGTACGTAAATTCATCGCCTGCAGGGCCTACAATAGCGTCAAATGCAGCGGTAGGTCTATCACGCAACAAGCTAAGATTCTGGTTAATTTGAGCCAGTGCCTGCTGCGGTGAATCAGCATCTTGATAGTACGCTTCATCCAAAGCCGTAACAATCATGTTGGCGTCAGTTTGGTCCGCAGGCGTGACTTCAACAGGTCGTTGATTGCCAATACCTAATTCACGTTGATCAGCTTGCGCAAGTGCAGGACGTTGCGCGTCCATTTGCAAACCTGCAACTACCTCACGCGCTATGTATTCACGCTCTATAGGCGTAGAGTCTGGATCCATGTACACGCCTTGCCTAATTGCGCGACCCACAGCATCTGCGTCCGCGCCTTGGCGTCTTGCAACGCCTAACACGCGATCAATAGACTGATTCACGCGATCCCAGACGCCGCCAGTATCAGTTTCCATTTGCGTGATTTGATCTCTAAGCAAATCAGTGCCTATATGCGCTAAGTCGGGTGCTTGCGCAATTTGCTGAGGGATAATGGCTTCGCCATTTTGAATCTGGTTTATAAGTTGCGACAATTCCATTGCAGTACGTTGCGCCGAACGATTACGTTCTGCAAAAGGTAAGCCTCGTAAAACCTCGTGATCAAACTGCTCATTATTTAAAGCTTCCACTGTATCGCGCAATTCAACGAGGTCTAAGCCTGCGTCGGTTGCAAGGCGCTCAGCAAAGTTTCGAGCATTGAACTCACCGTAATTGGCACGTTCACGTAATTGCATAACTGCATCACGTCGATACTGCTCTGATAAAGGCGACCAATACTCATTAGGCATACCATCCATTGCAAATGCTACGGCACGTAAATTTTCAGGGTCTATCTCAGGGTCTGCAAGTAAGCTTAAGACCTCTCGATCGCGTATAGGCTCAAGCATACGTTGATGCTGCGCTTCTTGTTGCTCTTGCATACGAGTCTCAAGCTGGTCTGCAAGGTCATACAACGTAAGCTCAGTAATTTCAGATTGCGCAAGATCACCGGCTCTACGTAGACGCGTTACAAATTCTGCAGTGTTATCGCGCATGCTCAAAAATTGGGCAATGTTTTCAACCTCACGCGTAAAGCGTATGAGATCATCTGTTGGCATTGTGCGTCTAAGATCTTCAACATAGTTGCTAAAGAAAGTCTCGGGGTCAAACTCGTCAGGCTCACGAACTGCAGGCAGTTGCGCAGGAAGTTGATCAGCGAGGTCAACAATCGAGTCAACTGTGTTTGCCAATGCTGCTAATGCATTGCGCAAAGCTTCAGCTTCAGCCTGAATCCCTGCACCGCGAATAGCATTCGCAAACCTTCGAGGCGCAGTTGCAGGTGAATAAAACGCAGCAGTTTCAGTGACAATGGTATCCATCTGATTGCCTAAGTCTGGGTCAATCTGTCGTAAGTTTTCAGTGCGTTGCGCAGCCATGTCACGAATTGTTTGTGCAACTTCAGCCTGATTGTTTGGTTGCGGCGCAGGTACACCATTAGGGTTAAGCGTTGCGCGTTCTAATGCGTCGCCAAGTGCAGCTGCTGTTATTGCTTGTTGCTCAAAAGGCAAGTTTGCAATTGTTTGTAAATCAGTAAACCCAAGCTGCAAATTGCGAATTAAGTTTCTCATTCTAACAGGGTCGTCAGCAAAGTCTGCCATTACGCGCCTAGTTAGTGCATCAAACTCATCAGGGGGTAATGCGCCGGTTTGTCGTGGCGCAGGCGCATTAGCAAAAAGCTCAGGGTCAGCCATCAAGGCACCAGCCACTGCAGCAGCCTCATCCGGTCCTGTTGCCAAGTTGTCAATATGCCTATTAAGTACGTCATTAACGTTTGTGAAAGCCTCGGCAACTGCCCTACCTTCAAAGCCCGCTGTTCTATTGTGCGCAATCTGTGCGTTTATGTCGTCACGTAAACCGCTTAATGCACGTCCAAAATCTGCAATGTTGTCTATGGTCACAGTAGTAAGACCTTGCTGTCTTGCCAACTCTGCATACGTATTCATAAACTGTTCTCTTGCTCTTTCACTGACATCATTGCGCAAGTCAATCATCTGCGAGTTGCCTACGTCATCAAGACTACCAATGATAGTATTTGCCTCAACAAGTGAAGGCGTGCGGTACGTCATGTTAGACTGCGTTGCAGGCACAGGTGCCACCACAGGTTGCTCAAGATCTCTAATACGCTGACGCATAGTATTTATATTGGCTTCCAACTCGGCAACGTGATTGCGGTCTGCGTCATCCATTGGTCTGCGTCTTGCCACGCGCATAAGATCAGCATGCTCTTGTATTGCATCTTCTATTGCAGCGTTTAGTTCAATCAGCTCAGCTTTGGCAGGTTCTGCATTGGCAAGATTAGCAGCCTTGATCGCAGCGCGCGCATCGGACACGGTCATGAAGCGTGGCAGCATATCTTCCAAGTTATACTTTGAAAGCTCCTGCTTGCTCATGTTAAGTTGCTTGCGCATGTCATTAAGAAAGCCGCCGTCATACATGTCAAACACACCGGCATGGCTTTGCAAGTTATGACCCGAGCTATCGATCTCGTCAGCAATTGAGTTTAGGTAATCCCTAATTGCGCCTGAGTACTTGGCGTCAATGTCGCCATTTTGGTGACCCGATGCGTAGCCAATGCTGTACTTTTGCTGGCCGCTATTGCCGATGCGAGATTGCTCAAGATGCAATGTTGCTTGCGGCAAGCCCGTAGTCAAGTCACGCACACTAATAATCTTGTCTCCATTTTGCACGTAGTTAACATACGATGTTCTATCACTACTGGCGCGTGGGTTAGGTTGGCCTGTTACCAAGTCAAGGATAGGTTCATATGAACGTTGGCTATTGCCGTACCATGGGTTCCTGTCTTCACTGCCTCTAGCTGAGCCACCCTGTCCTACGCAATGATCCAACACCGCGGTGTCTTCACTCATAGTACGAATGATGTCGTACTCCGGTGTGTCTTTGGTAAGCTCAATCATACCTGCATTGCCAAAGGTCTTGTCATTGGGTATGGCTGCAGCGCGCTGTTGCAGTGTTGCTTCAGCATTACGCTTATACGCCTTGGCCGCTTCCTTAGCAAGTCTTTCTTCATCAACTCTAGCCTTGGCAGTTTTGCGTACGTAGTTCTCTACGGTCATCTTACCGACTTTGTCCAGCGGTATGTCGCCTGACATAACGTCGCTGTAAAAGCTTTGCGCCAACTTATTAAAGCCTAGCGCATCCAAGTGCGCGCCGTATGTGCGGTACACATTTTCTTGTGGAGGCGTCTTTAGTACCGTGGGATAGAACTGACGTTCGCTGTACTCCAACTTACGACCCAGGAAGTCTTCAGCAGTATGCGGAGTCACGCCATAGTCAACAGCTGCCTCATATTTACGCCCCAGCTTTAAGTTGTCAAGCTGCTCTTCGACTCTGTCACGCTCACGAACAGCGTTGCGCACCGGGTTGGTCAGTGCCGCGTACTCAGGCAGCATTGCCGGATCGGGCAAACCTTGCTTCATGGCAATGTCTGACAAGTTACGACGCTTGGCTTCAATCTCATTAAGCTTGCTTTGCGCCTCAGCAAGCTCAGACTCTTTCTTTGCAATAGGCTCAGCAAGGCTGCCTTCAATAGGCATGTTGCCTCTGCGTCTGTTTTCCTCGACGTTAGACTTACCACCCGTTGATTGCAACGCGTTTTCATACTTTTCAGAAGGCAAAAAAGTAAGACCTTCACTGGCTGCTTTAACCAAGGGGTCGCCTTCTGTGCCTACGTTCTTTTGAATGTAGTTAAGCAAATTGCTGTTAAGCCATTGCGAAGCCGCGTCATGACGAGCTTTGACTTCAGTTGGTGTAAGTAAGTTGTTTGCGCCTACAATTGCGCCTTCAGGCGCTTGGAGAAACTCATCATAGAATTCTAAGACCTTAGCAGCCCTTGTATCTCTATTGTTATACATTGTCTGAAACGCGTCTTTGGCTTCTGTAATCGACGGCGCGTCCGGATACATCTCTTTGTACTTATCTTCCATGAACTTTCGAAACGCCGTACGTTGCGGGCCCTGCGCCAACACAGTGTTATCAATAACGTTCCAAGCTCCACTAGGCGACATTGGCCCAGTGCTAACATCTTCCAAAACTTCTTTGTCCCAAGTGCGAGAAAGGTTTGCGCCTTCAGGCACTGTGGGTCGTACCAAGCGTGAGCCTTGCGGGCGTACTGCATACAGACTTGTCTCAGGCGTTACGACATCTGGAATCCCGGGGATCAGACTCTTGCCTTCGGCTCGGCGTGCTGCAGCAATGTCACCTACGCTTTCAGCCACGCCCTGAAGCTTGGCGCCATACGTTGGCTGACCTGTGATCGGGTCTAACTTCTGCAGGCCGGATTGCGCGTTGTAGAAGTCTGTAGGTATATCCTTGACTTGCCTGCCTATTCTTGTGGCCTCAGCGCCCATAACGCGGACGTCATTAGGGGTAATTGGCGGTCTAATTGGCTGGTTCAAGGCCATAGGCCAAACGGCAGGCATCTTGGACGCGTCCATCGCCTTGGTCACATCTGTCTCAAACTCTTTGCCTAGCTGCGTTGTTGGTGCTTGGTAGAACCGTCCTGTAGTAACAGGCACATAGTTCTTTTGCATCTTCATAATACCTTGCGGATTGCCAAGTATGTCGTACATCGCCTCTGCGCCGGCGGTCTGTACGTTTTGCGCCACGTCAGCCCATGCGCCCGCAATTGGTGGGACTGGGTTGAGAGTGCGCACAGACTCCTGCATGGACTTCATCATCATCAGCGGGTTGTACTTTGTAGCCAACTCGGTGAAGTTACCTGCCGCCGCGCCTAAGGGGTCAGGCTTTGTTTGCGCAGGTGGGACTGGTTTGCCATACCCGGGGATCTGCGAAGCTGCAGACGGCGGCGTAGGCGCAGGCCTATTCTGTTTGGCCAAAGCCAATCGCATCTTGTCTAAGTCACCGCTACCACCTTCTTCGCCAAACGGTACTTCATACATAATTATTTGCCCTTAGACTTAGGTTTTGCTTTTGGCTTTGGTTGTGCAAGAGGTTTTGCGTATAACCTATTTAGACCACGCGCAAAGTTTTTATCATCAGGGTCAAAGCCCATATAATACGTATCCAAAAAGTCAATCACTTCTTGCTTGGTTGCGCCTGCGTTGCGGAATTGTTTTGCTAAGCCTAGTTCGCCGTGCTCGTTTAAGTAGTCATCAAACTCCATGTGACTAGTCAATTCTTGCCAAGCTTTATCACCGGGCATGCGATCAACAAGCGGTTCAAGGTACTCAGCTAACTCATACTCTCTATCGCGTATGTCGTCATAACGCTCAAGGTATTGCCCTTTTTCTTGCGTTAAGTCGTTGTATTCTTTGAGCTCACGCGTAATATCTTTTTTCAACGCGGGGTCAAAGTCAGGCGCATACCCCAAAAACTTTTCAACAGTTATAGGCACCTCATCTTCGCCGTACGCCATAACATCATCCATACGCTCTTTCAACATGTTGCGAAGTACAGATGCAATTGCAGGCGACATGCCAGACGCAGCAGTTGCTGCAGTAGTTGTAACAGCTTCAGTTAATGGCGACATAACCTGAGGTATGACGTCTGTAACACTAGGCATTGGCACAACTTGTTGCAATGCTGCTTGGCCTGCGCGCTTTAGTACATCGCGTCTTGACATTGGCGCGTTTAGTGCCTTGTCTGCCAAAGTCTGAAGCGGGTTTGCGGATGGCGCTGCAGGCGGCGTTGCTTCGCGCTCTGCTGGAGGTGTCCAAGGTTTTCTTTCTTCAAGGTGACGTTTGATTACATCACCCATGTCACCCATGCTCATGAACGGTCCGCCTGCGTACACATCAGGGTGCGGACCTGGGAACGTTGCTTGCGGCTTCACGGCCTGCTCCATTTGCTGCGGCGTTAGTTTTGGCTGCGCAGGTGGGATCACAGCAGGCAACTCAGCAGGCAAAGGCGTCAGGCCTAAGATCGATCGCCGTTGTAAGTTAACTGGGGGCGCGGTTGGTGGTGCTACCGGCTTCTTTGGTCGGCCGAATAAGCCAACCTGCATCATGTTGGGGTTTTGCCCTAAGAATCGAGCGCCGTCGTCAAAGACAGGAGGCTCTTCCTCTTCTTTAGCAAGCATCTGTGCTCGCATACGGGCCAGTTCTTCGTCATACTGCATATGGGTTTACCCTCCTTGGACGATCTTCTTCGTAGTCGTCATCAGGATTGTATACCGGGTCGATGGAAATTAACCCTAAGTCTCGCAAAAGTCTTAAAGCTTGAGATGTGGAGTCCACCAAGTCATCGTGCCGGACTTCGGGGAAAGAGCATAGTTGGCTAATCAAAGGCTCTGCCCAATCACGAGCCATGCCTGCATTGACCGAGGACTCGGGAATGTAGACTCTGCCCTTGGCTATGATGGGAGCCACGATGTTAAGGCGTGTAGTCTTGTCCGCGTTCCCGGGATTGTAGCTTCTCACAGGCAGACCTGCGCGTTGCAGATCTTGGATAAGCTGCGTGCCAGCTGACTTGTCTTCGATCAAGATCATGTCTACCTTTTTCCCGTGACCAAACTCGTTCTCATCACCGTAAATGGCGGTGGACTCCTCGATCACCTTGGGTCGCAACTCGGGATACTGCATGTACTCCTCCCAGCAGTCGATGAGCATGACACTCATAGCTTTGTCGGGACTTGGCCTGAAGATACCCCACACAGTGCAGGCAGTCGGGTCGTTCTTGGTCTTGTCACTGGTCGCGCAGTCATAAGACTGAAGCACGTACTCAAATCTAGGCAGCGGCTTCTCGTTGTCCCACAGCTTGAACCAATCACGCTTGATGATGCCTGCCTCTTCAGGATCTAGAATCTCGGCGTAGATCTCTTGGCGTCCAAGCTTCGTGCCCTCGTATTGCAGGATCTGCGCTTTGAACGATGGGGCGAGGTTGTGGATGTTGTCGTACGTGCTGGCCTTGGTACATATCACATCCTCCCCATCTCTGTTCACCAGATCCACGATTAATGGCTTGGGCTTAGGCGTTGTGGTGCATAGCATCTTAGGCTTCTGACCTAAGCGCATACCGAACTGAATCATGTCCCAGGATTCGTCAAGGTAGTCCCATGCAGCAAGCTCGTCGAACCAGCCGCCATGGAACTGCGGACCTCGGAATCGTGAAGGCTCAGAAGCAGGGATGCCTTTGATCAGCGACCCGTTGATGAGGACTATCTCATGCAAGGATCGCGTGTAGTGGTGGATCAGCTGCTCTGGGATCACCGTTGTCAGACCTGAGTCGCCTTCAAAGCAAACATCGCGTACATCGGATGATGTAGGCGCGGAGACAAGCCATCGAGTCTTAGGGTGCGTCCAAGCTTCGTACCACAGCCACTCGGCAGCTGCGCGAGTCTTGCCTGCGCCTCGGCCTGCGAGCAAAAGCCATACAGTCCACCAGTCGCCGGGTGGAGGGATCTGATGATCATTGGCTATTGTGAGCCAAGCTTGCCGCGCCTTGTGCACAGCTTTGCGCTCATCCGCCATGAGGTTAAGATCAGGACCCTTGCGGATCCGATCGGCGAACTCACTTGCTCTTGCTTGGCTTAGCATCGGCTTGGCGCGTAGCTAGGAGATCATCCAACAAAGCTTGTGAGAAGTCATGCACCACATCAACCTGCACAGGCCCATCATTCTTGCCTGTGACCTCAAGCTTGGAGTTCTCGCGGTATTGCTCGGGGAAGCGTGCTGCCATGCTTCGGCTCCACAACCCAGTGTTGAGTCTCACGCCGCCAGGAGCTTCACGTATGTGATCATGCGCCAAGTCTTCCCAGTATGAGAGCGCATCAAGTCGTGCTTGATCCAAGGCACCGCGAAAATCTTCATGTGCGCCTTCCCAAGCATTCATGTTGTGGATGCCAATGTTCAAGCGCGAACAGATTTGCCAACGTGATAAGCCCTCTTTGCCGAGCTCCATGATGGCGTCGCAGTATGCGGGATCGTACTTTGAAGGACGTCCCAAGAACTTTCCGTTCTTAGATGGTGTCTTTGTAGTCATGTGCGGATTGTAATCATAAAGTTGGAAGTGTGTACATTTTATTCAGCAGGTAACGGTAACAAGGTAACATATGGTCCAGAAAACTATATAGCTATACTATATTCTTATATCTAATATCTTTTATAAAAATATTGTTACTTACTGTTACTCTGTTACTATTCAATCTGGATAAGGCTTTGCGAAGTAACAGTCGAGTAACAGGTAACTGCTGCAGTGTACTAGAAGCTACCATTTTGCTCCAATTCACGCTGCATTGCGTCCTCTGTTCTCGTGACAACCTGTGACCAAGTCGGCTCGACCCTTCGAGCTAATGTTACCTCAGACGTGATAAACGTGGTATATCGTGAAGGCTTACCATGCACTTTGATGAGCTTACTAGGATCAATTGTCCCTTGGGGTTGCAGAGCTTTACGTATGTATTGCGCCTTGGCCTTGCTGTCGTGGCCCCAACGCTCACACAGAATCTGCAGCTGCGGCGCTGTAAAAGCAGCCATGCCATCAAGGTGATCATTGACCCAAGCTTTAAGTTCCAATGCAAAAGCTTCAAGTGGAGTCTTGGAAAGCTGGATCGCAGTCTCACGATACTGAGTCTTTGGTGCTGCCTGTTTGCAATCAAAGCTCGATATATCACGATTCATGTACCAGTTAAGCATGATGCCAAAGCCCTGCTGCGCCTTGGCCCACTTCATCAAAGCCATGACCTTGGGATGTGTTTCTTGGTTGGACAAGCTAGCAGGACTGTAGATAGCTTCACGCCTTGCGGTATCACCCATGTGCGTGACGTAGCTCTTATTTGTCGTGAATACGAAGTTGATGTAGTTAGTGATGGCGTACTGGGCGCCATACTTATTGTTGATAGTGAGCTCATTAGATGTGATGTAGTTCTTAAGCTTCGCCGAGTGGTCGTCACGATCAGACGATGGTTCATTCACGACTATGAAGATCTTACCCTTCAACATACCGTTGAAGTTGCCAAACAGCTCATCAGGCCCGATGATAGCTGCAGGCCCACCGTCCCCAATGCCTAGCATCTCGGCTATAAACTCGGCGATAGCTGATTTGCCGATGCCCTCAATGGAGGATGCGAACTGCGGTGTGGTGTAGTTCCTTCTCCATGGGAATTGGACAACATTGGCCACCCAGTTATGCCAGTAGTCGGCAAAAGCAGGCTCATCTCTAAAAAAGTACTCACAAAACTCAAGGTAAGGTGTAGGATCACCCACAACGGGCTCATTGGACCAGTCCTTGAACAGGTTGTAATGCCTAGTTGGTGTGATAGTGAGGCCTTGATACTCGGGATACATGCCTACGCCATCCAGATCACACCGCTTTGCCCAGTCCTTATAGGCATCCAAGATATAGATGGTCTTGCTGCTGGTGCCACCGTTTGGCCGTTGCGTGACTTGCACGAAGTAATCCTGCGCGGCGTCAATACGTGCCTTGTTCCAACCAAGAATTAAGCCGTCTTTGAGCCTGATCACATCGCCGTTGATAAGTGCGTACTGAGTTTTGAACTCATAAAGCTTGGTCTCGAGGGTGTCGATGCCGTTCATCACCGTGCTGGTGCTGGTGAGGACTTGGCCAAGATTGCCGCCGGCTTGTAGATGGTCATCAATAGCGTATTTGCTACCCTTACCAGCACCGAACCTGCCGACACGGCAAAGGTGTACCTCAGCCCCTAGCCCACGGAGCGTGACAGCAAGCTTTGTTTCTGCCATGCCAACCTGTTCATTAGGCTCACCATCCTCACCGGCCCCATCATAATCAAAGACAATGTAAACCTTGCGGTGCTTCTCAGCGAAGCTGGTCTTACGCTGCCATATGATCTTCATTAGGTCTTTGTGCAGGTGTAAACCAGATTTGTCAGTCCAACTTGTAACACCGGCTAAACCTAAGGTGGCGTAGTTAAGGGTGTCCTTGCTGATTTGCTTGGTGATAGCCCATGTCTTAAACTCACCCTCGGTGATGATGATGGGAACATCTACATCCTGCGCGACCTGCTTCCAACCGATAGTTGGTGGAAAGTATACGTGGCTTCCGCTGGCTCGAGCCTGAGAATACTTCATTTTGCCCTTCGGTGTCAGTATCCTGACCCGATTAAAGCCGGTTTCTTGGCCCTGCATATCAAAATACGGGATTTTGATGCTCCACTCACGAGTGTGGCCTAGTAATTGGTAACATTCCTCGGGGTCAAGGAGAGATAGGCCCAAGGCCTGTATATCTGTATCCTCAAATGCCCTTGCCGATAGGAAGTTTGTGTATAATTCACTCGGCTGTGTTGTTTGTGATGCGAATCCTGATGACATAGTGCTTTTCTTTGCAAGTTGCTACTTTATAAGGATCTAGACTTACCTCTAGGTCCTTTCTTTTTGCCTGTGTGCAGGCTATATCAGGTGCGAATATGCTCGGCCAATGGTGGCCATGTGTAATGTCAATAGTCATAATGTTCCATTTTGTCAATAAGAATCTGCCCTTACGGCAGACAGGTGGGATTAGTAATATACATCAGCTGCAGTAGGCAGCAAAAGTATTTCTTTTCGGTCTTTTGAGTAACTGTTACCTCGAGAAACAAAAGTATACAGAAGCACTAACCGCTGCAGTTTTTGAAAACACAGGTATTCAAAAATAAATGCAAAAAAGTTGAAAATAATTGCAAAAACCTGTTTTCAATCACGAGAACAGACGTATAATTCACTTACAGCAACAAACTTCAGATTGCTGTAACTAAACTGACTTTTGAAAGGTATTTATCATGGCACACTTAATCGCAAACACAATCTCCGGCAAGGCAGCAATGGCTTACGTTGGTGAAACTCCTTGGCACGGTCTTGGCCAGCAGTTAACTGCTGACTCAACCATTGAAACATGGGCCGAGGAATCTGGCCTTGACTTCCAATTGGCTACCGCCGATGTCCAGTTCACTCCTCCAGCCAGCGTGTGGAACGGCTTCAAGGCGCAGTCCTTGCCTTACGACGGCAAGAAAGTAATGTACCGCACAGACAGCAACTTGCCACTCGGCTTGGTGTCTAGCCAGTACAAGATCGTGCAGCCGATCGAGGTCCTCGAATTCTTCCGCGACATGGTTGGCAATATTGCTCACCTTGAAACAGCCGGCGTCCTGCGTAATGGCGCTCATTACTGGGCCCTCGCCAAGATGGATGGCGAGTTCAACATTGCAGGCGATAAGGTTAACCAATATCTCTTATTGGCCAGCTCCGCTGATGGCTCTCTGGCCACTCAGGCACGCCTTACCAGCGTCCGTGTTGTATGTAATAACACTTTGCAGTTGGCACAGCAAAAAGGCAAGGCCAACGTCAGCGTTCGTCATAACTCCATCTTCCGCCCCGAGGCCATCAAGGCCGAGTTGGCCAACAGCAACGAAACATTCCGTGTGTTCGAGCAAACGGCCAAGTTCTTGGCTTCCATCAAGGTTGGCTCTACACAGGCACAGGCCATCTTCACCAAGATCCTTGGCGGCGATGAAAAGAATCCCTCACGCGCAGCAGCCAGAGCATTGGCTCTCTTCGAAGGTGCAGGCATCGGCGCTGAGTTAGAGTCTGCCAAAGGCACGGCATGGGGCGCTTTGAATGCCGTGACTCAGCTGATGGATTGGGAAACAGCTCGCACCGGCGATGCTCGGTTGGCCAACGCATGGTTCGGCGGCGGTGTCAATGTTAAGCAACAAACGGTTGACGCCCTTTTGGCATTGTCATAATATTTTTAGGGGTACCTCATACGGCCCCTAAATTTGTTGTACAATTTAATCTCACGTTACTAGTCCACTTGTTTTTTTGATTATTGAAAGGTATTGTATGAACATCTTCTATCTACACCATCTGCCCAGCATTGCTGCTGTTATGCATTGCGACAAGCATGTCGGCAAAATGCTTATCGAATCCTGCCAGTTGCTTGCAACTGCGCATCACCACTACGGCAACGGCGACAAAGTATCCTATCGCCCCACACATTCCAATCATCCCTCAGCCGTCTGGGTTCGTCAGTCCCGGTTGCATTACAACTGGACCAGCGACCTTGCACGCTTCCTTGGCCGTGAATTCAAGTATCGCTATGGCCATGGCCACAAAAGCAATGATGTACTACATGCCGAATTACTAGTGTGCCCTCCGGCCATGCTTGCCTTGCCTACCAAATGGTCTCCACCTACACTTGCAATGCCTGACGAATACAAAAGCGACGACCACATCGAATCCTATCGTCGTTACTATGCCAGCAAAGCTGCCACCATGCCGCTTGTGTACAACAAAGGCAAAGACCAACAGCCGCTGTGGCTTCGCGACTTGCTTGCAACAGTGGAGGCAGTATGACTAAAACTGTAAGCATCCCTCTTACCGAGCTGCAGGAAATTTACCAAGGCATTGAGGCTTTTGTTCTTAATGTACCTGCTGATGCTACAGCCTTGGCATCATACAAAGAGCAATTAGAATTGCGCATGGCAGCAGCACGCGCTCTTGGCCATCTTAGTGCATACGTCATCTACACAACACCAAAACCTACCATGCCAGATGAATACGAATACTCTTTAGATCACTATGGCTTAGACAATTGGCAAGCCGAGTGGGGTGATGGCGACATTGAACGCGACATTGTTGTGTTGTATAGCGTAAAGCGCCTTGGCTTTGATTACGTTGTGTTGATGGATGGCAAAGACATTACAGCAACACTTAACCCAGCTAACCGCAATGCATTTGAATCACTTATGTACAAAGAATGCGCCGCACGTACTACAACAGCAAATGATTATGCATATGACTAATTCAGAAAAAGTACTGGCCTTCCGTCGCAAGATGGGTCTGCCAGTCTCCACCACACCTACCTTGCTTACATCCGAGCAAGCCAGTTACTTTGCTCGCTTCATCATGGAAGAGCTTAGTGAATACCTTCGTGCTTGCGAGGAGAATAGCCTTGTCGACGCCGCTGATGCTTTGGTTGATCTTACCTACGTTACCATGGGCTGTGCACATGCTATGGGGTTGCCGTTTGACCAGCTTTTTAATGTGGTGCACGAAGCCAACATGAACAAAGAACCAGCTAATGACTACATCAGATCGTTGCGCGGCTCACAATACGACGTTATCAAACCTATGGGTTGGCAAGCCCCCGAGGCCATGATGTTGGCCATCATACAAACAGAACAGCAGAAAGCAAAGTCATGAACATTAAAGAATTGATCGACGATTACGTCGCAACCAAGAACGAGCGTGAAGAGCTCTCATCTAAAATCAAAGACATGACGGCCAAACTTGGTCGCCTTGAAGGTGACATCATGGCACTTATGTCTGATGCAGGCATTAGCCAAGCTGCATCTGATAAAGCATCATGCTCTATGAAAATGACCAAGCACCCTGCCATCAAAGATTGGCAAGCTTTTTACGGCTATGTCGCACAGACAAGCCAATTTGAATTGCTGCATAAGCGGCTTTCCTCAACAGCCTTCCGTGAGCGGTGGGAAGCTGGTGAGGCCATCCCCGGGACCGAAGCATCTGAGGTCTGGGAACTTACCGTTCGTCGTAAATAACTTCTTGTTTAACTAAGGATCCTTATGTCTAAAAATCAAATCGCGTTGTTTGAAGATCAACTTGCCGCCTTGGCCATTGAATCGGTTAAGGCCGAGCAAAGCAGCCTCGCCACGGCATTTCTTTCCACCAAGGGGGGTAACCTCACATACCGTGGTGATGTAATCACTGGCAACAAGCTGGCCTGCGTCGTATTGGCAGCTCCCATCGAGCGTCTGTACTACAGCAGCCGTTATGATCCTACCAAGGTCACAGGCCCTGATTGCTTTGCCATCAGCGCAACGGCAACAGGCATGGCTCCCTCATCCGCGTCGCCTGCAGTTCAGCACACAACCTGCGAAGGCTGTCCTAAGAATGAGTGGGGCTCCGCGCCGAATGGCGGTAAG